GGTGCTGGCGGGACCACTCCGCCGGCAAGTCGGTGAGGCGAGCAACGCCCATGCCTTGGGGAAGCCGACCATCGATTGCGGCCTTGACGAGATCGGGGGCGAGGAAAGCCAGCGAGATTGTCATGTTGATCTTTCGCGCGCTGCAACGCTCCCGCCTCGCGATGTTCTCAGCACTTGCTGTTTGGTCAGCGACGAGTTCATCAAGCCAACGGCGGCCACGGGCAATCACTGCCACCAATCGCGCACGTGTTTCAGAACGCATCGGTCGCGCCTGCTCCGGGCAAATCCCCTCGGGCAGAAGGATTTCACGGCGCCGCCTTGCCGGTGTCTTCTGCCAAGGCACCTGAAGAGTGCTTGGTGGCTCGGCAAGATGAATGACCAACTGGTCTGGCCGGACCTCGATGCGCGCGACGTGAGCATGGACGAGACTGCGGTCATCAATGGGCTCTGACGGTTTGAGATGGTCCCGAACCGCTTTGATAACCAGCGCCTCGATCTCACTGGCCGGCACGCGACGCACTGACCCGGCATGCGCGGCGGTACCCTGGAGCAGGGCAGCCGACAGGTAGTATCGGTATTTGACATGACCCTTGCGGGCATGGCTCGGGCTCATGCGGTTGCCGCGGTCATCGAACAGGCGGCCGATCAATAGACCCTCGGATTTGGTCCATTTGGCGTTGTGATTGTTGACCTGTTCATTCAGCTTGGCCTGGACAGCCTCAAACAAGGCCTTATCGAGAATGGCAGGTTGCTCACCTTTGAGGACTTCGCCCTTGAAGGCGACTTCACCGATATAGAAGCGATTGCGAAGTAGATGCGCCAGCGACCCCCGCGTGAACGGAATGCCGCCGACGGTCTCGCCGGTCTTGAGCGTGCGGACCTTGGTGACAATGCCCCGCTCACGTAGATCAGCCATCAACGGGTTGAGACTGCCGAGCTCGAGATAGCGGCGGAAGATCGTCCGAACCCACTCCGCCTCCGCCTCATTGACCGTGATCTTTCGCCCTTTTGTATCGTAACCGAGCGGGGCCATGCCTCCGACCCACAGCCCCTTGCGCTTGGATGCCGAGATTTTGTCGCGGATGCGCTCGGCGGTGACCTCGCGCTCGAATTGGGCAAAGGACAGCAAGACGTTGAGGGTCAGCCGGCCCATCGAGGTCGTGGTGTTGAACTGCTGGGTGACCGACACAAACGACACATTATGTTGGTCGAATAATTCGACGAGTTTGGCAAAATCCGCCAACGAGCGGGTCAGCCGGTCGACTTTGTAGACAACAATGACATCGATCTTGCCGGCCCGCACATCGCCTAATAGCCGCTGCAGGGCTGGCCGATCGGTGGTGCCGCCGGAGAAGCCGCCGTCATCATATTTAGCGCGCAGCAGCGTCCATCCCGCATGGGCTTGGCTGCGGATATAGGCTTGCGAGGCATCGTATTGAGCGTCGAGGGAATTAAAGTCCTGCTCCAGCCCCTGGTCAGTCGAGACCCGGGTATAGATCGCGCAGCGAACCGTCTTTGCCGCTCTGGGCTTCATGCTGTGGAGCGCTTTGATGGCTTGTCGCGCAGGCCAAAGAACCGCGGCCCATTCCAACGGGTGCCGGTAATCGCGAAGGCGACCTGAGACAAACTGGAATAGGCGTTGCCGTTCCAGGCAAAGCCATCAGCGAGCACCGTCACCCGGTGCAGGTGCCCGTTCCATTCGCGGCCCAAGCTAGTGCCGGGCCGGACATCGGCGATGCGCCGCACCAAGTTCGCGGCGTTCTGCCCGGCCTTCTCAGGCGAGCCCGAAGCATCAAGCAGCCGCCGGCTCGCACCATCGAGGTCACCCCACCGGTCGGCCTGCAGCCGGTAAGCCAGGATTCGAAACAGCAGATGACGGGGCAGATGCCCGGGTGGTCGGCGCCCGTACACGGTATGCCAGCGGCTGCGCAGCGCTGCGATGTCGAGATCGCGCAGGCGCGCAATCTCGACATCAAGTGCCTCTCGGTCCGGCAACGCCGGACCGATCCTGACCCGCGACATCGCGATTTCAGGCGACCTGACGGACGCTGACCTTGGCGCCGTCTTCGCTTGTGATCTGGTAGATCCGGCTGCCGTTGACCTTCTTCGAGGTGAGCGTGAGCGTGAGGCGCTTGCGCACCACCCCGGCAAGAAAGCCGCGGACCGAATGTGGCTGCCATCCGGTGGCTTTCATGATGGCGGCGATCGTGGTGCCTGTCGGCGATCGCAGCATCGCGATGACGCGCGCTTGCTTCGAGCGCGCGTCGGTCTTGTTGGTCTTCGGCTCGTCAGCAGACCTGTGGGCGGGCTTTGCCGCCTTAGCAGACAATGGTGATTTTGTAAGCTTCTTGACAGACTTTGACATTGAGATCCTCCATTCGGCTCGACGACGTCGACGTCGCACCACCGAAGCCCCGCATCGACGATAACGCCGGCGGGGCAGGATCTCGGAGCACTCAGGGCGCCCAAGTCTGACGACAGTACCGCTCTATTCGCGGGCGAATGCCAGTCCTTTGTGCCGACCCGGTCCGGACCGAACGCCTCGGGATCGGTGCGAAATATCGCATGGCTTGGGTTCCCCCCAGTGCCCTGCATGCTCTGAAGTGGCGATATTGCCACCGCCTGGTGGGCGGTCCTTGGCGCCCTAGCAGCTACGAGTTGCTATGCGCAGATAGCCTACATCGGCCTCAGTCATAGCCCATCCACCGATAAGGATTTGGATCGCCGAAATATCTACGCGGCTTTGTTACAATAATTGGCGCAACCCAGCGGGTTTGAGTTTGACGGTGCCGCGCAATCCAACTGAGGGCTTGCGTAACAGAATCGACCTGGTCGTCATGCTTTACGTTTGGAAATCCAAGAAGCTCGGCCTTAAGGTTATCTAGCCAGGGGGCACTTTTGGGAAAAAATACGGAACCCGCCTCAAACTGAGCCGAGATTGCCGAGCAACGTGTGATTTTGTCCCCTTCCGGATTGATTGCAATGACCCCAACATCGCCGGAACGCAGCTCTTGGATCAGGCTCGTTCCAGAACCCTTGTCCTCGATCAGCAGCGAAGCCTGCGGGTATTTTGCCCGAAGTCGAGTTATGGCGTGTTTGAGGTTGGGGTAATCGACGCGTTCGCGCCAGAGATCGATCAGAAAACTGTGCTCGCCACGAACTAGCCAAACCGTAGCGACGGAGAAATCCGCAAGCTGCTCACCTTTCATAGCCGTATCGATGCTGATGGCGAGCTTGTCGTTGTGAGTATAAGTGGGCGCGACCTCATATTCTTTGAACCATTCCAGCTTGATGAGATTACCTTCAAGTGGAATGGGTTCTTGCTGGTACTGGGCAGAAAAGTGAAGCGCACCCATGCTCTGCCTGAGACTATCGAGGGCTTCTAACGACTCGCGACGCGCGTCGATGACCGTGCCGGTCTTACGGCGAATAGTCCGGCGAGGCCCGACTCGGACCCGCTCATCTTGTTGTGCAATGGCCGGGATTTTTAGGTGATGCCAACCGCCTTTTTCGAGCAGGCGCCCCGCCAAATCATCTTCATGAAGACGCTGCATAACAAGGATAACGGCGCCGTCGGCTTTGGAATCAAGACGCGACAACAGCGTCGTATCGAACCATTGCGCGGCGTGATTGCGACTAGCCTCTGACAGCGCCTCTTCGGGCTTCTGTGGGTCATCCATGACGATCAGGTCTGCGCCTCGACCGGTTAGGGTCCCGCCCAGCGATGTTGCTAGGCGATAGCCGCGTGATGTTGTCAGAGTCTCGTTTTGCGTATCCTTCTCGCGGCTAATTTTGGCGTCAGGGAAAATGCGGCGATACCAGCTCGAACTCAAAACCGCACGAAAGTCATTTGCATGTTTAGTAGCCAAGTCATTTGAATAACTTACGCATATGATGCGCTGCGTCGGATCATGCCCGAGCAGAAAGGCAGGCAAGGCGACTGAGAAAATGATGGATTTCAAATGTCGCGGCGGCACAGTGACGATCAACCGCTTGAGCTTTCCATCGATTACCCGCTGCCCCGCATAGGTCATTGCATCGATGTGCCAATTCGACAGGAATACGTTCCCGCCCGAGACTGTCTCGAAAACCTTCATCACGAAGGCAGGGAAATCATTCGCTAGCTGCAGTTCAAAGAATCTGCGTCGAGCTGCCGGGCTCAATTGGGCGAACAAACGCTCCGCAGAGGGATGATCGATTTGTCCATAAGGCTTGCGCTTGCTCATCGGCGTTTTCCTCCGCGGCGAGCCATGAGTTCCTGCAAAATACGTTCGTCAGTGGCACTCAGTGTGGCCTCGCCCTGGTTGCCATCGGCGACGTCGTCGAGGAAGCCCAATTGAACCGCCATCCTGATAACCGCCATCGCCGAGCGGTCATTCCCTTTGAGCGCATTTTGCAGCTGTCGCAGCACGACGCCTTCGATCTTGCTAACCTGCCTGTTGCTCGAACCCTCTTGGATCACGATCCGTGCTGTCATCGCTTGCCGGATTAGTGTTTTGAGGTTTTTGTGGCCCTTGGGTCGACCCTTAGCGTTGCCCGTCTGCCCGGGCCTGAACCGCGACGTGACGGGCGGCTTGCCATAACCAACGGCGTAACCGTGATCGCTGACCAGCGTCCTTTGACGTGAGTTTCTTACCTTCATTTGCCAGTGCTCCGTCGAGATTTGGTATTATCGAACGGCTGCCCAGTGCTGCCGTGCAAAGCCGGTTTCCCCGTCAGCTTTTGCCAGCGGCGAACAATTTGATCGCAGTAGACGGGGTCAAGCTCGATAAGCCGACCGTTACGATGTGTGCGCTCGCAAGCGATCAGGGTTGTGCCGCTGCCACCAAAACTGTCCAGTACGATGTCGCCGCGGCACGAACAGTCGCGAATGGCATCGGTGACAAGGGCAACCGGCTTGACGGTCGGATGCATGGCGAGTTCGTCCAGACGGTCTGCCCCAAAGGCATTGACGCCCGCATAAGTCCAGACATTGCTGCGGTTGCGACCATATCGCCCAAGTTCAATGTTATTGACATGCTTGCCGCGGCCGTTCTTCCAAACGAAAATCAATTCGTGCTGGCTCCGATAAAACGAGCCCATTCCGGCATTGGTTTTGTTCCAGACGACGAGGTTTTTCAGTTCGTAATAAATACGCCGACCGGCTGCCAGCATTTCGCCCACGTGCCGCCAGTCACAGCAGATGAAATGAATGGCGCCATCGACGGAGTGTTCGGCGAGCAAATCCAGCGATTCCTCGAGGAATTTCGTAAACTGAGCGGACGTCTTTTCACCGCTGGCCTGCATGAATTCGCGATGTTGGACCCGGCCGTTGCCCGAGACGTGACCGCGGATTTTTACGTTGTAAGGCGGATCGACGAATGCAAGCTGGGCTGTCTCCCCAGAGAGCAGAGCCTCAAACGATTCCCGTCGGCGCGCCTCGCCGCAGAAGAGCCGGTGGTCACCGAGAATCCATAAATCGCCGGGCCTAGTGATGACCTTGCCTGAAGCAAGGCTCGGAAGCACGTCATCGGTCGCGGCATTGCACGTGTTTGGCGTCACCGCGTCGAAAATCATTTCGATTTCCGGAATTTCAAAACCAGTCGTCGTCAGATCAATACCTTCGTCCTGCAGAAATTCGATCTCCTTTGCCAAGAGCTGAAAATCCCACTTGGCCTCCTCGGTTATTCGATTGTCGAGAATTATGAATGTGCGCTTCTGGGTTTCGGTTAAATGACTGGCCCGAACGCAAGGAACACAAGGCAGCGAAAGTTGGTCGGCTGCCTCAAGCCTGGCATGGCCGGCGAGAACGTTGTTTTGGCTGTCGATGAGGACCGGGATTAGAAATCCAAACTCATCTATAGCGCGGACGAGCTTGTCGATTTGTGCTTTCGGGTGGAGGCGAGGGTTATTCTGGTAACGCCGCAGATCTTTGACTGGGAGATTCTCAATCGTCAGCGCGCCCGCAAGGGACGGGCGAAAGCTTTCGGGCACAGTCGGCATCTGGCCGCGGCGGCGGGACTGCAGGGCGCGATTTTTCATCATCCTGCCTTGCTACAGCACTGAGTGCCGACACCGCATTGACGGAATTGGACGCCAATTTTTTATGCAGCATGTCCCCTCGGGTTTTTGATCGCCGTTTTACAAAACCTCTCATAATTACAAGGATTTGTCGCGCACGGTCGGCCTGCCAAAAGGGCAGAAAAGTCGTGGCACGAATCGAGTGGGAAAACTCACAATGTTCGTCAGACCAAGACGACTCAGGGAGCATTGCCTCAACGGCTGAAGTAACAAAGCGACCGGCTTCGGTTTCGGTGCGCTGGGTATATTCGAGCTTGATCATTCCATGAGCTGTCACCGGGCGACCGGTTTCACATTCCCAGAACTCGCAAAGCTGCTCGACCAAAAGCTTTAGTGACACGCGGTCTTCTGCACCGCCCCTTTCATTGAGCCGGCAGAGTGTTTGGTCGACTACATTCCAATAGGCACTTAACCACTGCTCAGCGTCCGCCAAACCGAAATCAGGGGGACACGTTTGCAATGGGTCAAAGCGATGCTGAAGGGTGGTCAGCAAGATTTCGCCATCCGCGTTGGTATCAAGGGATTGGCCCTGCGCCATCGTTGTCTCAGCGCAGGTCTTAATTCTTGCTGCCCAGTCGATATGTCGATTAGACGCGCCAGCAATCCGCAAATCGCGTTCGAAATCGCCAGCAGCCTCGTAAATCCGCTCTAGCGTTGCAGCCGAACGGTCACCGCCACTGCGCAGCGTTGCATCGAACTG